TTTGAAGTATGGTCTGTAATTGTGTTACTTCCCTTGCCTGAACTGCATACCCAGGTCTAAAAAGAATACGATAATAATTACTTGATTCGTCATAATCATCATAATACGGCGTAACATTGAAATTTGTTGAAAGCGACATTCAATCTTCCTCTAGTATAAAATGATTAGAATTCAATAATTAACTTAACATCTTCTATTTGGTCATCCGCTCTTGTTACAGGTGAACGGTTCTCAATGTAGAGAATATCTCCAGAAAATTTCTCGAAATCCCCACCAACTACTGCACTAGTATTTGCTGATCCTCCACCGGCTCCTGTAAAGGTTTCGTTTGCTTGAAAAGATCCAGCAATGGAGTCATATCCAACAGTAGTGTTTGATCCCATAGTAACATCAACCAATCTTAGAGTTGTGTTATTTTTGAAATCAACAACTTTACCAGTTGCGCCCGATTTTGCTGCAGTTACAAGTTCATCTTCTGCAAATGCTGTACTATTCCAAGATTGAACTGTTATAGTTACACATTGGTCAATCGATGATGCTGTTGCAACATCACCATTAGCATATAATGGTTGAGCTACGAGGCCGATCTTACGGAAATCATTATTTGTAGTAAAGTTTCCAGACTCTCCGTATTCCAATCGACTATTGACCATAACAAAAAATCCACCAAGTTCTTCAACTGCGTCATCACCATGTCCACCACGTGGGCCGATAATTGGTGTAACGACTCCAGAAGAACCCGCGTTTGTAACAATTGTTGCTACGGCATTACCATAATTGTTACCACCGGCAACAACCACAATATCACCAATAACACCAGATGAGGTATTGGTTGCACGAACATTTGCTCCATGTCCATCACCAGTAATTGTAATTTTAGGACCGATAGAATATCCATCTGTAGCTGCGGGCACGTTAGCACTTGCAAGAGCTGGTGTAAAAGTTACAATTTGAGTACCTGATTGGTAATCTGTAATTGTTCCACCTTTACCTGTAACACCACTTGCGGAGTCTGAAGTAAAGTAGATGTCATTATTGACAATCGAATCAGTTGCAAAACCATGTGATGTAGAAATCTTTGCGGTAGTTGTACTGAACGTACCAGCTTGAACGACTCCTGTTCCAAATGTATAAGCACTTCCAGCGGTTGTAACATGAACCACTTCAATGGCTCCATTACCTGAAGTATTCGCTGCAATTTCAACATCATACTGAAAAGATGAATCAGTAGTATTCGCAATTGCATTGTTTGATTTCCTTACTCTCTGAGCAGGAATGTAACTAGGTGTTACAAATTTAAGTGCTCTTGCAGCTGAGATCTGATACATGAACTTCCATTTATAACTATCAGCAGTTGTGATAATGGCTGTTCCTGTTCCAGTGGGTTTAGTTGTAGATGTTCCACCAGCGTTGTTGTTGGCAAGACATTTATACACATTATAGTCATCTGTCATCACGTAAAATTGTTGATCGAACAAAGAATTATTCGCATGAGTATATGCATAATAGTTTGATGCTGTTGTCCAATTATAACGTGGTGCTACATGACTTACATCTGTAGATCCGATTTTCTTGGCCGCAATCATATCTCTCCAGTGATTGTAGACCGTATTAGAAACAGAATCGGTAGGTGTAGGTGGCGCGGTGTCATCCGCCCAGGGAGTTACTTTACCAATAAATAAGTACATATTAGTATTGAGTAACCCGCTTGCATCAGTTATTGCAGCGCCAGAAGTTGTAGAGATTTCATCAAAAGCCTCTACGAACTGTTTAGCGTTGTGAATCCTGAATTTATTGGTTACTATAGCAGGCATTTTGTTTTCCTTCCAAAGATTGTAATTTTATTATAGTTTAACTTCTTATTATATTTATATGATTTAAAATATTATTTGTACGCAACAACAGCAGTAGTTTCCACTTCCGTTGTTTGTTTCCAACAAGGTACATAATCTGTACCTTCCCAATGTTTTCGTGTTACTGTTAGGGTATCATCATCAGTAATAGCGGCAACTTTAAATTCTCCTTTTTCAGTATGAACTATCTTATCACCAGTCTCTAAAAGAACCGCAACTCCTGTAGAAAATTCTGAAAGTTCTATACGGAGTACCCCGCTATCATCCTCAAGTCCAACATATTTACCAAAATCAGTAGTTTCATCAAGGAAGTTGTATTGTTCTACTTCTCTATTTATTACATAACTTCCTAGTACGTTAGGGGTAAATTCATGTGCAGATTGTGCACTATTTTCATTACCAATATACCACTTCCAAGTATTAACAATATATGCTTCTATTCCAAGAATAACATGATTTTGAACTTCTGCAATCGTAATGTCCTCATGTGCTATAACCTCTAAGGTTTCTAATATTAATGTATCTTCACTATCTTCTAGAATAACATTTTCATCTGAGGTTTGGAAAACATCTCCAACCGAAAGTTGAGTAGTAAATGAAGTTCCAATACCTTCTGCAGTTACTGAATTTGCTGCAATTGATATTCCACCAGCCAGTATACTGGGTGCCATGAAACTACTTTGTCCAGATTGTGGTGAGGCGTCAGCCTGTGGAGTTACCAGTATTCTATTAGGTGTAGACCCCTCAGTAATAAAATGTCCTGTACCATCTTCAAAAGCTAATATTTCTCCACCTAAATCCATTATGATTTGGCGAGTACTAGATTTTACATGATCTTCTTCAGATATCATTCTTGATATAGAATTATCAAATTCACTACCTTCTGTTGCGTGTTCCCAAATAATGTGATCATCATTCTCACATCTTATGTGATATCCCACAGATTCATCCGTAAGAGTAATGTCTGTTTCTTGAATATTATTAAATGTACGTTTAAAATAATCTTCTTCTAGTCGTGGAATGGTTTCATCTTCATAAAGATAATGATAACCATCTTCCATTCCAATATGTTGACCAGTTCCAGCTGTAAGAGTAAATCTCTTATCTCCTCCAGAAACATCTGTCATTACCATCTTATGTTCAAATTTTCCTTCTTCAAGGAAATAAGATTTAATATTTAATTCACTATCTTCAAACGCAAGCAATGTTACTTCCAGATCTTCCATTGTTAGTCGACCTGTTGGAGAAATTAAAGGATCGTGTATTATAACAGGTGTCTTTGTAATTGGTGGCTGTTCAGAAATCAATTTTGAGGCCAGCCATGATTCTCCTTCACCAGCAATAAAATCTAAACCATCTTCTGTTTGAAAACCTCCCCTTATTGAATCAATAAGAGAGAATTCTAATTCTCCGACAGTATATTTGAAATAACCTTCTTCTAGTTGTGGAAAGGATTCATCCTCAAAAAGATAATGATACCCATCTTCCATTAAGGTATGTTGGCCGGATCTTACGTAATAATTTTTTTCAATTCCAACAGTCAGGTCTTTTACGTGACTTTCTTCAGTAACCGGCCGTGTTCCATCTTCATATCTTAAATGTGTAAAACCATCCTCTGCTAAGAAGTGCCATCCGGTTGTATCATAAAGATTAAATTCAATTTCACCAACTGGGTCTTGTACTTGACCATATTCAATAAGCAATCGTGTATTGTCTTCATGAACAACATGGCTTCCATCTTCTGCAATGACATGCCAACCAACAGTATCATAAAGATCAAATTCTACTTCAGTAATACTTTGGCTTATACCATAATCATCCTCGACCATGATGTAATTATTACCTAAAGCACTGTCTTCCTCAATTATATAATCACCATTCTCTGAAACAATTGCATTATAAATTATTCGTAGGTCAAATTCTTGTTCAAAAGAACTATCTTTTGTAATTGGAACTGTATCTAAAATTAATATTCCACCATCTTCATACATAAAACGATCTAAACCACTCTCTCCAATTAAGTGCCATCTCGTTGAATTGTAAAGAGTTTCCATCACATGAGTATCTACTATTGGAATACTCTCATATTGTCGATCCGGTCCTTGTGTATCTTCTTCAAGAGAAATAAATCTTTGTGGGCCGTTACCTTGTCCAGCAGAGGTTTCATCTAAAAGATAACCCCACCCATAAGCCCCATTATCATCTTCAAGGAGTATATCACTATTGAAACTCACATCAATGGATATAACTCCTGTCTCAGCTTCAGGAAATTGAATTGATGGATAGAGATAAGATCCTCCACGTTCAAGTAAAATCTCAGTACCATCTTCATTTAGAACACCACCACTAAAGGGCGAATCCCAATTTGTTACATCCGCACTAAAAGTATTTGCAAATGATATTACTTTAGATTTCAGATAACTTTCAACTTCCATCATCAAATCGGAAGCATCTTCCATAATAACGTTGTTTCCAGATTGTTGATCTTCTAACTGAATATAAAGAAATCCATCATACATAGATTGACCGGGCACATTCAAACTACCATGATCTGTTGATGGGGTAATAGTATATGTGTTTGTAGTGGGTGCTGATGTAACAAGATAATTTTTATTGAACTCTTGTGTAGATTCATCCCCAGAAAACTCAACCGTATCACCAGTTTCTAATCCGTGTAAAGTCTCCGTAACTACATACATTGTAGAATTGGTTCGTGATATAGATGAAATTTCTACATAATTTTCCAATTGAAGATTTACTTCATCGTATGTCTCCAACCTTGCATCCATCGCTTGCCACGGATGGTTTGCAGTATAAATTTCCATCTCATTATTACTACCATAAGATTGAAATTGTGTATTTATACTCGGAGTATTTGCATTGAATAGAGTAATGTTGTGATATTTTCTTCCTGAATTATCTAATCCAGCCTGTACAATAGTTCCCAAACTATCAACATTTCCACTTGCTCCCGCATCAAACAGTTCTACAGATATTTTACTTCGTATAGCCAATTCACCAAACATTATTAAGCCGGATGGGTGAGTCAATCTTTTTACTGAATTACGATAATCGTTTACATCAAAATCAGTTTTTAGAACATAAGAAAAGTTTTGATAATACTTATTATCTTGAATTTTCGGTACACCACTAAGTAATCCTTGTGTGGAGGTGTAATATCCAGGATATGTTGCATAAGCACCAAGTCCCGCAGAAAGTTCGGCGTTTTGATCACCAGAAGTAGTTGAAAGACTTGGAATAGAAGAATATCCTGCACCAAAATCATAAACTTCTGCAGATTGAATTGCACCAATTGCAATGGCGGAAACTTCAATTACGGCATTATTACCTTTTGGTGAGGTATCCATGTAAACTGCATTAGATGTGGCAAGCCATACGGATGCAACTGGAAATGCTCTAAGCTCACCAGCAGGAGAAGTTACTGCTGTATTTTCAGGTAAAGTATAAGTGTAAGTGGAAGTATTTGCAACAGTAATTGGGTACATACCATTAAAGATAGCAGTTCCAGATCCAGTAATCTTAACCTTATCACCTGACCTCAAATAGTGTCCTGCTTCCGTTACAGTAACCGTTCTATTTCCTGTTCCACCAGCGGACATTGTAATGATACGGTTTGTTCCCCATGTTGCAACGGGATTATAACTGATTGAATATGTGTTACCTGCGTTTACTGTTTTTGAATCTGCTACTGTGAATGATGTAGCATTAGTATATCCAGTTATTGTAGAGGTACTATCATCGTAATAGGTAATAGTTCCACGAACAAAATCATTTGGAAATACAGTACCAACTCCTGTAACTACAAGCCCCGATTGAGCCATAGTTCCTGTGGCATATGTGGAAAGAGAATTACTATATGCAGTAACACGTTCACCTGAAGTTTCTTCTGAATAAAATCTTGACTGATCACTTTCGTTACAAATAAGATCATCATCTTCCATCGTTAAGAATTCTACAGAAGTTTCTACCAAAAAGCATCCACCGCCACCGTGAGCTGATCCAAGACCAGAATGAGGGCCTTGACCGGCGGTAAAATCTTCTAATAAAAGCATTTCATGTGAATAACGATCATTATGAAAATCTTTTTCTTCTAATAATATAGCCTCTGTAACACCACCAAAATCTTGAGCGGTGGTCATATCTATTCTAAGAGTAGTATTACCATTAGCAATGTATGGATTAGAGGCGGGTAGAGTAGCCCTGTCTATATAATCAAGAACTCTTCCTCTTGCAGTATAGTCATCATTATAGAGTAAAGTATTCCTTGTGATGTTATTCGCGTTGGCCATGTACGAAAGAGAATAGGTTTGTTTATCGGGACTATCTCCCGTACCATATCCAAAAACTTTCTCTGTAGCTACTCTAATAACAGAAGAATTTGTAATTGCAGTTACTCTATCTGTAACTCCATTTGCATATGTAAGTGTAAGTACTCCAGAATTCGCATCCGGAAATGATTCTTCACTATCTAAGGTGACTACATTACCATCTTGTGCAATTGTTCCTGCGGCAAATGAATGTAAATTTATATTAAGTAAGGTGTTAGGAGGGCCCGTCACATCTAATGCGTTTCCTAAAGTTGGAGTATAATTATTAGCAACGGAAACAGGAGGTGATGTTTCATATTGACCTCCTCCTGATGTAAGAGCAAATGTATTAATTGCTCCAACATTAACAGAAGTCATATTGAGGGCGCCATTACAAACAGCAACTACATCAGGGTTTGCACCATGAGCATCAACCATAGTAAAAGTATTAGTTGTTACAGCGGCGGGAGTGTTACCAGCTTGAAAGGTAACACCATTATGCATATTATGTGCGTCACCACCTGATCCTGAGGCCGCGGCACCTAATTTAGTAAATTTATTATTATATACTATGATGTTATCATCATTAACAAAATTCTGTACAGTCAAGTCGCCTATATCATTATCACGATAATAAGAACCAACTGAATATAAAAATGCGGTGGTATTGGCACTAATAATTGTACCCCAATAAGTATTACTTGCATAATCAACGCTGAAGGTTTGACCTGCTCCAATTGTATGTTCATCCCTAACAGTTAAAACAGTATTACTGGAAAATCCTGTAACAATATTAGTATTCGCGTTTGCATAAGTAAGCTTACCACCAATAATATCTAATTTTTCATTCTCGGAGAGACCCGTTGAAAGAGTAACAGTTTTTACTGATTGTGTAAGGGTTACACCTGATGTGTTTACACTTACTTGTTTCGCAATTCTATCTCCGGCTAATATATGTGCGGTAGCATCATAGGTGCCTGTAGAACCATAAAGTTTTGCGGAACTTGCTTTAATTCCCGCAGAAAATGTTAGAGAAGAATTACCATACAAAGCTGTGTTAGCATTGTGTCCAATTAATGTTGATGTATAGTCTGCAGCTGCAATTTGCTTTAATTGAAAGGCTTGTATGAGATCTGTATTTCTTAAGATCGCACCTGTCGGAATAATTGATTGGACTTGTGCTGCAGCTCCACTTCCACCGGTTCCATCATTAATAAAGTCAACTTGATCTCCTACGGCATATCCATCTCCAGAATCTATAACATCAATACCCTCAACAACAGAATCTAAAATAGATGCAACTCGTGCACGTGCGCCTTGGCCTCCACCACCAGCAACATGAACTTCATCACCAACTACATAATTGGTTCCACCAACATCTACCTGAACAGTTTGTAAAATTCCTGTTGTGAGTGCTGTTGCATATAATCCATCTATATCAGTTTCGGATGTAATTACTTCAGCCGGCTGAAAGTAAAACAATGCTCCATCAACAACACCCTGCACAACATCTGATAATGTTAATTCAGTAATTTGGAGATTTCCCGCAAAAGAAGTAAGTTGTTTTTCCACCATTGCGGTACACTTGGAAAGTGCACCCGTGATTTTTCTACCAGTAAATAAAGTAATATTAGTTGCACCAGATGTTACAATTTTAATTGATTTATCAAGTGCCCATGTTCCATCAGAAAATTTCAATAGATCTGTTTTGGGATAATAAAATTCTATATCTTCTTTATTAAACAATGATTGAAATAACCAACTAAAAGAGGCCTGATTTCCTTTTGAACGATAGACTTGCTTCATTCTTTTAAGAAGTTGTCGTCTATCTGTAAGTGCAGTTTTTGGGAGGTTTGTATAAAATTCTTTTTTCCATGCATCATCAATAAGACCCTCAGTTGTAGTGTCAATATCTTGGTCTAAAGATAATTCTCTTATTGCGGCGGAGGGGGATTTTGTACGAAAAGAATCTACTGATCCTGAAGGGAATATTCCATCAAGAACACCATTTGCTAAAGTGCCGTATGAACCGGTGACACTACCTGTAAGTTTTTCTCCGTATGTAAATCCTGCTACACTAGAAGATTTTACAAAAGCAATAGTATTACCTTTTGTACCAGAAACAACTGCGGTTGCTCCACTTGTATTACCTGTAAGGGTTTCTCCAAGTGAGAACATGAGATTTGCATTGTCCGCAGTATCTCTTTCTGATTCTATTTGAATAGGAGAATCATCTTCTAATGTAACATAAATTGTACCATCTGGGTTAGTTTCAGCTAGTATCTTGTCTTCATCAAATGTAAATGAAGAACCAAAATAAAGTTGGTGGGATTCCATAAATTCATAGTATTTTTCTATGAATTTTTTGAACTTCGGATGTGATTGTGTTATAAACTCTGGTAACTGAGTTTCCAATAAAACAGATACATCTTTTTTATCTTTAACTTCAGGCACGTTTAATATCCGGTTGAGAGGGTTGTACCATCAGTAGTTGCTATAGTACCTTCTACATATGTACCTGTTCCAGCATCATCTAACATTGTAACAGTAGTATCATCTGCTTCGATTAAAATAATTTGTTCTCTAAGAGGATTAACATCTGATGAGGATGGTGTAACAAAAAATTCTAATGGTGTAGTGTTTCCGGTAGTTTCAGAACCTACAGAGATTGGTTTATAATCTTTAAGTTCCATTTTTCCAGTAAGGTAAGTCATTAATCCTACATTATTATTAACAATGATTCGATCTTCTCCTGAAGCTCTATACACTTCAAGAATTCCATTATTATCCTGTAATCTACATTCATCCCATAATGTATTTGCAGAATCGTAATATCCAAATACTCCACTAGTTACTGCACCCCAAAAAGTATTTGAGGGGTGATAAACTTGATTAGAAAATGGTAGAGTATAGGCTCCACTCGATCCCAATAATGGATAAAGATATCTTTTTAGTTGTAGAGAAGTTTGATTACTTTTAACAGAAACTTCCGATTCATCAATTGCCTGAATTAACTTTGAATATCTAAATCCTTTGTCAAAGTTTTTTAAATTAGTTTCTCCAAAATCTGTAACTGCGGTGGTTACTGTTGATTTAAGTACTGAAGCACTATTTGTAGTTTTACCGGAATCATATTTAACTGTACTATTAATTTTCAAATACATATAATCTGGATCTACAACTTCTGGGGTAATTCCAACAATATTTCTTTTTGCCAATATTTCTTTTTGAACATACTTTTTAGAAGATTCTGAAAGAACTGTTCCAGATGTTGGTTTAATAGCTACATAAACTTTTCCATAAATTGGGGGATCTGCATCTTCTCCACCCCACGCAACAACTGCTTGTGCATCACCATAGTCTCTTTTAACTAAAGCCACATAATCATGAATTGTGACACATCGATTTTGTGCATCAAAATTTTTGGGGGCATTAAATTTAATCTCTTCAATATCTGCGGCCACTGCACCACCTGAAGCAAAGCCTATAGTTTCTATTTTTACATTAGAATATCCACCAATATCAGACACAACCGAAAATGATTTGGCTCCATTAGTCGCATCAGCATCACAAGTTAAACTTGACAATATAACAATATTTCCATTTGCTAATGTTTTCCCCAATATCCCATCACCAAATTGAATTTCATATTTTCCATCTTCTATTTCATCTATAAAATAAACTTTTGAACTGGAGTTTACAGTAGTGATATCAGTAGCTTCTATATAAACAGATGTTTCAGAATCGCCAACAGATAATTGAACCGAAACTTCTAAAGTACTTATATCTGTATTTGCATTAGGAAGAATAAATTTTTGATCTGGATCACCTGTATTTGCTGTATATCTAAATGTTGAAGGTATCCCCTGATTAAGAGACACATTATCTACAGTATAAACACCATTAGCATTAATGTTTACTGAATGAGAATTAGAAGTGCACCAGATATATGATATACCCGCTACCTCGCCCTGTAATTGTGTCTTTTTAGGAATACTTATAGAAGCGGGCTTATCGGTTGGAGTAATAGTAAGTGTAACTGTGGCCAATGATCCTTGTGCTGAACGGGGCCGATAACCAAGATGTTTTGCTCTTGCCACAACAGAATTTCTAAGAGAAGCTGAATCTAAAAACATCTCATTAGCAACCATATTTGCATAATATGAATTATAATGTGTATTATATGCCATTATGTCAAGAAGAACATCAAAAGAAGACCCCTTAAAATTATATCCTACAAACTCAGACTGACTTGTTAAAAATCCTGTGAGATTTTCTTTGATCTTAGCGAAGTCTAATTCTGATATATTAAGTTTTCCCTCTGAACTTGCCATGTGTTATGTCCTTTGTAAATAAACTTCTAGTGTCGTTTCTTGTATATCATTATCTGGTAAATAAACTATAATTATTTCATATGCGTTTTCATCTTCTTTAGCTTTTACAGTTATATTCGCTATTCTTGCTCTAGGTTCATATTTTTCTATAGTATGTCTAATTGTCTTTTCTAACCTAGAAGATGTAAGCTTACTGAAATTTTCAAATAAAAGAATTCCAATACCACTATCTACTGTTGGTTGAAATAATCTTTCATTTGCATTTGTACTTAATAGGTTTTTTATAGACCTACTAATAACTGTTGATTTTTTGACAGTAGATAAATCTCCATGAGATGGATGTTTTGTAAAATCCATGTCAAAATCAACGTAGTCTTTTCCGTATGTAGTAGCCATATCTTGCTCTTAATATTTAGTTAAATTAAAGTAATCCTAATACCAGTGCTAATAAATCTATTGGGTTTTTACTACCCCCGCCAGCAATAAGTTTATCCCCCTCTGTACCGACAAATAATAGTCCTGCTGCATATCCCAAATCTGGAATTCCTGTCGCGTTTTTTAATTCCGACTGTATTCCTTCATTACCCCCGTTTTGATTTGGAATGTAAAGGGCATATACACCTTGTGATGGTAATGTTATTTGAAAGAATTTTAAAAATTCATCAATAAGTTTAATCATATATTCCAAAAATGCTTCAACCTGTTTAATCATGTCTATCATGTCTTGAATAAAAGCAGATGAATCTGAAATCATCCCTTTTAATTGTAATACAAAATTTTCTAATATTTGAAAAAATTCACCCCAACCAGGAACAATATCTTTAATTTTAATCCCCCCAAAATCGGGCGGAGTTGAATCTGGAAGAACCATCAACTTTTCCATTGCAACTATTGCCACCTTTGGATATATTCTACTAGCTTTAGGTAATTCTGTAGTGTCTTGACCCTTGAAAACATAATTAGGAAATACATCATCTTGAATTTCAGGATTGCCCGACTCGCCTCTTTTTTCCATCTCCAGAACCATATCACCAGTTATCCAGGGGTTTAATCCATCAATATTTCTAATTGGATTTACTATGACTTCCATATCGATCCATCTTTCAGTTTCATTCATATTAAAATCTTGCATAACAGTAGTTATCATTCCCTCATCATCTGTATCTCCTACCGCTTTTCTTCCTATCATAGATGTTGGAACTACAGAACCCTCAACGATCTCTGTGATTTCCCCGATACTATTATATATTTTTCCTCCTATAATATCACCCACTACAAACGATTGATACTTAGTATCAACTTGAGTTAATTTAACTGTTACTGGATTTGGAGTAACAATCTCTGTTAATGCATCTAATAAATTTTTACCTGTATCCGATGCAAATTCAGGAATATCAGAAAACATTTTAGAGAACTGATTAAAGACATCATAAAATGATTGAAAATCATGAGAGCCAATTATTATTGCTATTGCCCCAGAACCACCAACAAATTCTGTATTTCCTAGAATATTGGGTTTACCCACACTTTGTTTAGAATTAAGAGCCTTTCTTGCTGCCACATAATTTTTAACAATTGAACCATCTTCGCTAGCTTGGCCCATATCGAATAATTCTAATCCAAAATCTACCTTAGGGTCCCATCCCGTAAAAGCATTTCCATCATCATCATATACTACTTCTCCTGCTTTCGGTGCATCAGAAACCGCACCCAGTAATTTATATCTTGGAACATCACCCTCATCATCAAATGCTTTTACAAATTCCTTAATTACTTCTTTTGTTGTAAATGTGGGGAACTTACTTGCTCCCCCATCAGCTGAAGACCTAAGAGGATCTTGTAGGGGATTATCTCTATCATATCCACCAGGAATTAGTTTTCTAGGAGAAGTATAATGTGGTTTTGCTTTTTCTTCATTAAGCTGTGCTAATGTAGGAATATCTGCAGTATCTGACCAATTTCCCGAACCATCATTAATTTCCCATATTCGTTTTCCGGCCTTATTCCTTAATTGTTCAAAACCATAATTATATTTTTGTGTTGGCGTTACATTCCCTTCATAATAAGGATCAACATATAAGTACCAATACCCGGCCTCTTTTAAATCTTGGATTTGTTTAAGTACTTCATCTGCTAACGCGTCCAATGCCATTAAAAGGGGATTGATATTTTGAAGAGTAGCTAAAAGTTTGACCACTTCCATTCCAGCACTTGCAAGAGAAAGAGTACTTTTAACAGTTTCTGCAAGAGCAGTAGCTGCTGATGCTAACGTGGCAAGATCCCCCGCCTTCGCGATTTGATGAGGTTTCCATTCGGCTTTCGCTGTTAATAGTGCACTAAATTCAGCCATTTTGTTTTTCCTTTTCGGCTCTCTTCTCTCTTGATCTTAATACATTTTCCCATCCTGCTTTTTTTATTCCTATGATTTCCGAATACATTTCAGCAAGTTGTTTAGTATTTTCTAATAATTTCTTAATATCATCTCTTCGTAGTTCTGCTTCTTTCCACTTATTTTCTTCAGCCATTAGCTATACTCCTTATCTCTTCCACTAAAAATTTCATATTTGTTTCTAGCTGTTTTTACTAAATCTACCAAACTGGATAAACTCCCAATTTCTTTTATGATTTTGCCCATTAAATCAATATCTTTTCCTAATAAGAGATTTATATTATTATAAATCGACCTACCATACGGAACTTGGCCGCCTGTAGTATTCGATGACGGTATTGTAGACACATAAACTCTTGAAGGTTCATTCACTGCAGCAGAACCATCTATTTCAGCTGTAATAACTGCATCACCATCGCCCGCATCACTTATTACTATTGTGGGCGCGGATGTATATCCAGTACCTCCGGCCGTAATGGCCACACCAATAATTCCCCCTTCTGAATTAACAGTATACGATCCAGCAAATGATGAACCTCCTCCACCAGTACCAGTTAAAGTTCCAGCAGTATAACCATTACCACTAGCCTCAATTGTTAAAGCGGAGACTCGAACAGTAGCCCCAGTACTATATGCATATGTTGGTTTTCCAATTCGTGCATCTATTTCCGCAATTCTTGCATTCAATGTGGTTACTAAAGTACCACACGCGGTAGAAAATGTTACCCATTTTGCGTGACCATTTTGACTAGAAAAATTATCAAAATTTACTGCTGATCCTACATTATCGCCTCCCACATCTAGTCTGTTATTTCTGCTACTCATCCCAGCTGCAGAATAGAAAGTGGTTAATGAACCTTTTATATCCGACAATGTAGTATCCCAAACACCTAATCCACCTACAGTCGCGGAAACATAAGTATCAAAATTAGCATCATTCGCTGAAGCCGAAGTCACATGTTTAGTGCTTGCCCCTTCCATAACAGGATCACGAAATTTAGCTCCACCCGCTGTAGTTCCTTGTAATTCATCCATTACACTTGCTATAAATGCAACATCTGCATTGGCTGTACTACCATCGGTTGTCAATTTTCTTGCTATATAATTGGATACAATAGGATAGTCTATTACAGGACCTAGGCCATTTGAAACCGTTTCATATGTTGAATTTGAGTTCGTATAAGATGTTACATATGAGTGCCTTCGAATTATTCCATTGCTCACTCTATACCAATATGATGTTACCGTGGGTGAATCTTGGCGATATCCGGAAGTCCCATCAGCAGGAATTACATCATCCTCCGGAACTGTGCTGTTCGTTGTTGAATTTGCACTCCCTGCCAATTCTTCATTCGCTCGTATTTTTGTTACAACCTTTGTCAACCCTGTTCTTGGAAGTGTTGCTCGTGGTTCTGTAGTTCTCGGCAAGGTAAGACTTGCAACAGCTGTTCCCGCATCTGTACCAATCGCTGCAAGTGCACCATTAGCTTGCGGAGCATAATAAAATCTTTCCGCGATGTCAGTTATATATCTAAACTCAGGTAAGTTCCCGGTACTATCCGACCTTTTCATATCCATTCTAACATATCTTCCTGCAGGAATATCATTCTCACCCAATCCAGTAGGTTGTGTTCCTATAATTGTGAGTGACGCGCCAGTACCTTCTGTCTCATACGCCTTGCGTGTGGAACCCATTGCCGGAAAAATTGGATTTGTTTCTATATAAGGATATGTGGTATCATTTATTTCTTTTCCTTCAGAAACAAAATCACTTCTTGATCCCCTTGTTAAATCATTTGTTGCATTAGCACTTCCATTATCTGGATCAAAGAAACCAAGTAGACTTACAAATTGAGAAGTATTTGCATTTAATAAAGCATCTGCTCCCGCATCTGCTGCACTATAATCACCCGCATCATCACCAACCGGCAGCCAATCTGAATTTGTTACTAATCCCTCTCCTACTATTTCTACTTGACAAAATATATCATTCTCTGCATAACCAAATGGAACACTATTTACAGTAAGATTAACTGTTCCAGTTGTTGTTGCAATTCCTGTATTACTAAGCCGGATTTTACTATCTGCAGACATTACAGCTGCAATTGTTACATTATCATCTGGAATTCCTGTACCACCAATCGTATCACCAAATTTAATTTTTGCGAGATCGGTATCTGATATTCCTGTTACTTCTATACTATCTACTGTGGTGGTTCCGATGATAGTGAAAGAGTTCACATAGCTAGTATGTCTCTTTAAATATAACTTCTGACCGAATGCTGGACCTAATGTAGTATAATTGCCATTACTACCTTGTGTCAAATGGTCTTGCAATGTCAAAGTATTTAATTCATTAAACAATCCCTCACTTTGTAATGATACACTAGCAATATTAGCTTTTGCAAAGTCGGCATTCCATGTTTCCGCTTCGGTTGTTACATCTGCTCCCCAAGCAATTGCATTACCAAAAGAAGTTTCATTATCTGGTGTAGAATATGGAGTAATACTATCATTAATGTCTATTAATTCTCCAGTTACTCTTGACCTGACTAGATAATAATCCCGAACATCAGTACTAAATGTATTACTACCTTGTGTCTGTGTTCCAGCCAAACTAGTTAAATTAATAGTATATGTTTCTTCAATATTAGTAGCCTTAATTCCCATAAAAGAGGTATTTGGTTCTGTAAGACCAATAGGGCCATTTACTGTTCCTGCAGGCGGTAATGTAAATTTTCGAATACCTTGTGTAGAACCCTTTATGGACCCGGCGCCATAACATATTAATCTTTGTGCCGCCAAAGATTCACATACAGTTGCAAGAGACATATTTGTGGCTACTCCTGATTCATTCTTTCCTCCTGTGAATGCCTCACATAGTGCATTTAATCGTGTTTCGGCAAATTCTCTGGCTAATGTAATACTTTCAAGAATCCCTGTTCTCGCAGACAAAGCAGTGTCAGGACTGTTGTCTAACTCTTCTTTTAGTTCGATTAATTTTGTAGCAATTCCGGCCATATAATTCCTCTATGATAAAGGTCCTGAAAATGGTATTGGTGGTGCGCCTGGAATCAACCCACTCACTACCCATGTTTTTGCCCACGTATCTAATATGTCGGCCATCTCTTTTGCGAAACTCATTCCCGATGGTTGTGGCCCAGAATATAATTTCATTAACGGTCCCATATGAGAAGGTGGTGCAACTGGCGGACCAATTTGATTTGTGGACATATATGTTAGCGCCATAGATGATAATGCTGATGCTATCTGAGAACCTATTGCCGCACCGCCTGGTAATTGTGATGCAAAAACTTGCCCTATTGTCATTCCTGTGGAAGTGTCCACTACATTTGTTGTAGGAAATCCACCCGCATTTTGTCCCATTTTTAAATAATTAGCAAATGATTTTGCGATATCTTTTCCTGGCTTCATGGGATCAGGACTATGAGTTGCAAACGTTCCCATTAATTCACCAAACAATGTTGCTTTAACTAGCGCCATTAATCAAGACTCCCACCAATTTTCAATGATTTAAGTAATGCCAACTTAACAGTAGCCGGGGGCATTGGTGGCCCAGAAGGTCCTGTTCCAGTTGGATGTGTATGTTCTGTTATAATATCTATTAATTCATCTAATATCTCTTTCAATGAAGCAATTACTCCAGCAACTTTTACTTTACCTGAAGAAGCAATCGTTACCTCACCTAATATTCCTTGCATAGAGGCATCACCCCCACTACCTAATTTAAGTGTCGATAATAGACTACTCATTTGAGCACTTCCCACCACACTAGAAAGTTCTATATTTCCCAATAATGCAGTACCTGTAATACCAGTCGTTCCTAAATTAGAATTTAATTCTATATCACCGATAGGTTTTAATGCTATAGAAGCTCCTGCACCAGCAAGGCCCATGTTCATTTCAATTCCACCTGAAACTATATTATCAGTACATTCCATTCCAATCTTACCTAAAGTGGCAGAAGTCTTTTTAGCATAACCCATTGTCATTGATGGTAACACTCCAAATATAGATTCGTTTATCGAATCAGTAATATTGAGTGTCATTCCTCCACCAGTTTGCATACCGATAGAACCTTGAGAATTTAAACTATATGCTCCAGTTTGTATAGTTAGTTTTCCACCTACTGATTTCTTCTCATCGCCTATTGTTGTTTCAGAAGAACGTGCAGATTTCTTTTCAATAATCACATTATTGGCCGATAGAGTAAGTGTCTCTGATGCTCTTAATGTCATTTTCGCGGCTATTAAATTAATTGCCCCTAATGTATTATTAACATTAAATCTTCCTCTTTTTATTGCAACTGAATAATCACCATCAACCTTGTCCACTTTATTACCAAGAACATAATTTTCTTGCGAACCATCAATAGTCGTATAATCACCCGCTTCAATATGTGTATATTTTGCTCCTAAAATAATATTATAATAATTGTTTACTATTTTATCAACCTTAATACCTACTGGATGAATTTCAGTAAAAGTACCTGTTCGATGATACCAATGTAATCTTTCGGAATTGGGTGTATCATCCATTTCAATAACGTGGCCGCTTTCAGTTTGGTGTACGTGATTATATGGATAGATTGCTTGCCAGGGACTTGGTGGTTCAGACCAAGATTTACCATCAGCAGTCGGAATATGCATTTGTCCTGCTTTCCGGTTTTCCATTTTTTCAAATACAATACCTGAAACTCTTGGATCACTCGTATCAGTATTTCCACGAATACCTCTTGCTAATCTATTTGTAGTTGGTTCTTTTAGATAGTCTAAATTTCTAGTTGTTGATATGGCTGTGTTTGCTAAACCCGTATCAGGATATGTTGATCTAAGTGGCTGTTCTACAACCTTAACAGTAAATGGTGGAGTCGTTGTATTAGGACCAGTTGTTCCAATCAAAGATTTTACTGAACTCTCTTTCTCAAGGGTAACATCAGCTGAAATTGCAACAGTTTGTACATCTTCAGTAGGATCAGGATTTGCATTGTGCTTAATGCTTGCTGGTTCTCTGGGAACCAAATCAGCTTGAGGATTATAGAAAAGATCTCTCTTTCCTCCCTCATCTGGAAACATTGGATGTCCGACATCTCCACCCTCTAATCTTGGATCAAGAAACCCTCTACCACCTATTGCGGTTCCATCATTATTAACTCCTTTTGCATCTAATTCTGGAATACCACCAATTGTTCCAAAAAACATTGGTTCTTGTCCGTCTTCTCCATCACGATAGAAACCAATTACCCATGTGCCTTCAACTGGACCTAATGGTGTGGAACCAACCCCTGTTTGACTTGCTGAAGTAATCGGCGCGACAGGATATGCCCACGGTAATCCTGCAGTTGGTTGGTCGTTCTTGTTTTCCGAATGCCACCCCAAAACTCTAATCTTACATCTTCCAAGATAAAGCGGATCATGGCGGTCTTCGACAACTCCTTGCCACCAAACAAATCCACCTTTTCCCATAAAATATGCCATAGTATTATCCTATCTTTGTGATGGTGGTAGCGACTGAGTAATACTTGTTGTATCATCAGCTTCCGGTATTGATCTATCGTTTCCAGGTGGAACTTTTAATGAATCTTTTATACACTCAAATTCGATATCATATGTTTCTTTATTGAAATGATGGCGTAATTTAGTAATTAAATAGTATCCACTTAAATACACATGATGTTGTGATTGTGTAATTCCGTCCCTATCTTCAAGAAATGTTGTAGGTAATTTAAATTCTATTAAATCTCCTACTGCTCTAGTAGATAATCCAGGCGCTCGAATATTTAATTTAATATTAGTGGCTTGCTGACTTTGTACTAATCGTGATTGCATCCATTGTTCTACTCTATTTGGAATAATGTTTAGATTCGATTTTACTTCTCCCTTTACACCTCTTGATCCTAGATCAGTTTTAAATCTAATATCATGTGCAAAATTAGAAGGATAAAAACTCATTACCGATTCAGGCGAACCTAATGCATCTTGTTTTTCAGTAGCTAATTTTCCTGTTCCTAAATGAGTAAAAGAATCACTAAAGTTTTTGGCATCGGCGGGTTGTCGTAGAGACTCTACTATTTCAACTGCACCGGTATCTGGATCTATCCTTGTTTCACCACCTATTGAAGTGGGATCATGCATATTAAAATCTAAGGTATCATATTTCATTCTAATCAAATCATGTGTAAGTAATCTATTTGCATACATTCCGGCTGTCAGGTTTTCAAGAACATCAAAATTAGAAGAAAATGAATATGCCGAAACAGCTGTCATTTCTATAGCAATATTTGTAGCTTCATCTGTTTTTGAACCCATTCGTTTTGGCTGTACCACGTACACTTCTTTAACAGGTTCTTCTGGTGCGGTATATACTAATTCAGTAGGTGAGCCCGGTGCACCTGCTACTGTACTATACCCCATACCACCACC